CGACATGCCTTTGTTTTTAGCAATTTGTGAAAGTGTATCACCTGATTTGATTTTCATTACTATCGCCCCTTAAAAACTGTACCGCCAGCAGACTTGTACTGAGGATCCATCTTCATTCCTTTATTAGCTTCTTTATTTAAGCATTTACCCATTGCCATGCATTTTTTAGGTGTTGGACACCCTGGACATGTTTTCATATTTATCTCCCCGTATAGACCATACCACCAGCAGACTTATACTGAGGGTCCATTTTAAGACCAGTAGTTTTTTCAGTATTCATTGGATGATTAGGTCGGGCGTTTTTAGGTGGTTTAGGCTTAGGCAGTGGACCTTTATATTTACCCATTAGTCTCTCCTATAGTAAAAAGAGGGGAAGCCCTAAGACCTCCCCTCCATAAAACCTACTCTAGGCCGTAGATAGCACCACAACCCAATGGGTTACGGACTTCTAGGGTTGATTCTTCAACCATCATGCCTTTAGTTGAGTCGCCCTGCTGTCCTACGTCAACTTCTGCAAGAGGACGCAGAGTTGCAATAGCAAACCACATTGGATCATAGATCAATGCAGAGAAGTTAGCAAGGTTAGTAACACCAGCGCCTGAGTGAGCAACGTTGTTGTCACCAGTAAACGCAAAGTTGTTTGTGAGACCCATGACGTAGTTAGGAACTACCATTAGATCACCGAAGTCTGACATATATACGTCTACTGACTGACGCAGTTTGCCTGAGTCGTCAATGTTACGCTGTACGCCTGTATCGCCGACCATCAGGTCAGAGAAGTCACGGCGAAGCTTTGGTGACAGCATGATCTTTGAGGCTTTACCGCCTTGCTCATAGATCTTCTGCATGACTGAGTCAATGTTAGTCAAAGCAATTGGGTCACGATCAGGTGCAGTAGTTGAACCAGCAATGGTTGAACGTGCTACGGCTGTACCGTCTGCATCTGTACCAGCACCAGTCGTTGCTGCTGAAGGAGCCTGGAACTCACCAACGTAATCAACAGTAGTTGCTGAGTTGATAAATGCCTGATAGCCACCAGCTGAACGAGCGTTAGCGTTCTGTGTACCTACAGCGTTTGAAGTGTTCATTGAATGAATCATATCAAACTCAACGTCACGGCGTAGCTCTGTACCACGCTTCTTCAACTGATAAGCATACTCATCAGCTACACCAGCTTGATCTACTGCACGGCGTGTGCCTGATACAGCAATTGTCTTACCGTTAATCTGAGTGTAGTTACCCAGACGAGTGCGATATGGACCTGATACAGCAAACTTGTCGCCAGTTGCAGGTGTTGCACCTGTACCGCCTGAGCCTGTTGTGTCTGGTGCAATCCAGTCTGTACCTTCACCAATGCGAGAGTTGCCTGGAGCTTCCAGCTGATCTGTCTGCCACTCATGGTAGATAGCTGTTGCTTTTGCTTTGCCAATAGATGACATGAAAGGGGTTTCATCACGAGTAATCATTGTGATAAAGTTGGCAAGATCCTCACGCTGTGAGACGTCTTTGCCAGTTCCGCGTGCTGGTCCTGCTGGACCTCCGGTGCCGCGTACACCAAGATTATTAGCCATAGTTAATATACCTCCGAGGTATCTATAAGTTTAGTGAGCGTTGTGCTAAACCTCTAAGGAAATCTTGTTGTTCATCAGCTGTTGCGTTACCACTTAAAGCTTTTTGTCTTATCCGTTCAGCATTACTTGTTTCCTTTTGGGAACGAGTTTTAGCTTTACGAATAGGAGCTTTTTTAACAGTAGTACTTTTACGTTTAGCTTGACCTTTAGAAACACCTTGTTTTAAACGACGATAATCATCAACAAATTTTACAATAACGGGGTCTGCAATAGTATCTAATATTTCTGCAGGGATTCCTTCATCAAGAGCAAATTCACGAATTGCCATTGCAGTATCTTCACTGAAGTCAGGAATTAGCGTTGGAATTGTTTCGTTAAAATACTCTAATTGTTGAGACCACTGTTGGTTTAATTTTTCTTCTTCTTGTTTTTGAACTGTTTCTACTAGTGACTCACGTTTTTTACGTGCTTCCCAGTATTTCTTTTGAGATTGCTCTCGCTTATCTTTCAATTCATTAACTTCATAGGTGTCGCCATCAGCACGAGCTTGTTCAATAGCTGCTTCAATTTCGTGATATTCCTTAGCGAGTTCTTGTTCTTGACCATAAAGCACTTCAGCAGAAGCTTGAGCCATCGAGTTAATCTCTTGGATTTTACCCTGATATTCTTCTTCCATTGTTTTGCGTGCTTCGCCAAGTTCACGACCCTTGTTAGAAAGATGTTGTTCAGTAGAATAACCTTTGATTAGGTCATTAAAGGATACTGCCACTTCTTCCCCGTCAATTTTAACGAGTACAGAGGCATCCAAATCGAGATCATCAGTAGTGTAGACATCAGCTTCTTGGGTAGACGTATCATCCTCATCCTCTGCTTCCACTTCTTCTTCTTCGATTTCTTCTTCATCATCAACGTTATCGGCTTCGTCTGATTCTTCTGGGTCTTCGTCATCAGAGTCTTCCGCGTCTAACTGTGGTACTTGCTCATCGGGTAGAGATTCTTCATCACTGAGAAATTCAGTGTTTCGAAGAATGTCAGCCAGCATAGCCTCTTCAGTTCGACTTTCTTCCACTGCTGCAGAGTCATCCAATTGGGTAGAGTCTGTTGTTGCATTGGTATCTTCCATTCTTAGTTACCTCCCTTTTTAGCAACTTTTGTTGCTGCAGGTTTCGGTTGTTCAGAAACTTCTTTACTATAACGATCTTTAAGTGCGTGCATATAATAAAGAACTTCAGCATTAAGCTTAGCCTTTCCTGCACTGCGCATAGAGTCATACTCTAGTGTATCAATCATAGTTTCATAATTCTTAGTAAGTTGGGCGTAATCAATTAGTCGCTTCGCCATTATTGTCCTCCATCATATGGGGAATGTTTTTCCCATACATCTCAAAGCCTATCATTTTCTCCTTAACACTACCTAGTGCCATAGCAGAACTGTAGAGAAACTCACGAGATTTAGTTTCATGCGGCTCCGTCTTGAGCCATTCAATAAAGAGATCAATTAAGACCTCACCGTATACTTCATCAAAAAACTCATCCCGTTCCTTGGCAGCGAAGTGACCCTTAATGTGAGCCCTTCGCGCCAATTCTTCAGGATGAATCTTATGATTACCGTATGACTTAGTATTACCTAGCTTCGTCTCAGCTGTCTTGCGGTACTTGTCCATTTTGTTGTGTCATTTCCTGTTGTTGTGGTTCCGGCTGTCCCATAATAATCTGACGGGCAAGCATAAGAACCTGATCATAGGAAGGATGCTCCGGTAAGGTTGCACCCTCTTTTGTTGCTTTAATAGTCATATCAGCCCATTCCTGGAAGTGCTTATCAATAGACACAGCTAATTGACGAGCATTATCATCCATAGTATTTTTAGCTTGAGCATTAGTATAACCAACGTTAGCTTCTGCTAGTGATGCATCCGCAACTTTCTTACGTTGTTCAATTTCTTTATCAAGCTGAGCGTCTTTACTTTGTTTATCGAGTACTTGGGCTGCTTTTTGTTTGAATTCTTCTTGAGTATAATCTTCAAGAAAGTCATTGCTATCAACACCCATTGCCTCAATTAGCTTAGTTGCTAATACTGCGGGGGCTATTGGCTTAATTACCATACCTGCACCTTGTTGGTTTAGTGATGGTAATATCTCTGAACCAATCTTGCTAAGTTTACCAATAGTGTTAGCATTAGAGTTTTCACCAATATCTAACATGATTTCAACATCCATGCGTGATGGTAGCTCACTCATGTTTACAGTACCATAAATACCGTCCATAGCATAAGTTTGTTTACCCTTCATATTTTGATAAATAGTATTATAGATACCGCTAATAAGTCGCTTAAATCCAGTTTCCGCAAATCTACGCGCGATATGCTGGATCCTCTTTTGAGCAGCTGATTGTACAGCTGAAAGCTTCTGTTCAGAGTTACCCGATACATATAGAGTATCGTTTAGACCCTGTGCAGCTTTTGACATACCTGTTGCTTGTTCTTTAATCATCTGTAGATGTTCAAGCAAAGGTACAGTACCTGATGAAATAGTTTCTGGTGCTAGTGCTGCTACTGCGCCTTGTGGATTACCGTTAGTCGGGATAATCTGTTTAGGCTTCATGTTTTGTAGCGCACTAAAGTCTACTACGTTTGGATCTGCTAGCTTTGGACTATAGTTAGTGAGATAAGTATTCTCAACAAATCCACGAAGAATAGCTGTACTTGCTAGTGTGCTGCTTCTAGTAAAGTCAGCCATAGATAAACCAAAGAATTCATGTGGAATATCAATCGGTACAATGCTAGATAGCGGAACACTCTCAGCATCCTCTTCATAGAGAATATGATTACCTACTGTAATAAAGTGTTTTAGCTCTGCAATACCGTCTCCATCTCTATCTACCCGAATCCAAGACTCAGTTAGTGTAACCTCGCGGCTAGCTTCTACTGGATAAGTATTTTTACCTTCATATCCCTGCCAATATCTTTGACCAGTAATTTCTTTTCTAGCAGCAACATCTTCACTGTAGTTGCCACTACCTAACCAATCTTCGTCAGTTCCTAAAGACTGCCACTCTTGTTCTGTTAGCCCTTCTGCCCATTCAGGGTAAAACTTACGAAGGTCTGAACGTGTCATCTCTGATTGTAAACCAACAAAGTTAGCATCTTCAATATCTTTAGCTTCGTTAGAGATTCTAAAAGACTCAGGTGGGATAACTTCTAGTTTAATGCGGCTTTTATCAATTTTCTTACGTAATCGTACATCTATATATGAAATAGTTTCTGATGTAGGATTGAGCGTTAGCTCGCCGACGATTTCTAAATTTTCATCCGCAAGGATTTCATCGAGTTTAGCCTCATCGATCTCCTCATATTCTTCCATAACATAATCAAAGTCTTCGATGTAGTCCCAGCGAATAACGCTGTTCTTCCACAATAGAGAAGCCTTCATCCATGTTTGTAGGATTTCCCATCCTTTATTCTTTTTAAAGATACAGTAGTTAACTAGATTAGCTGCATCTTTAGAAGCCTTAAAAGCTCCTGGAGTGTCATCGTAGGGAATAAACCTAGCGATTTTATTATTAGACAAAAATAGGTCGGAGAGTACAGCTGTATAAGCTTCCACTACTTCAGTGGTACTTGTATCTACAATAGTACTTACGCCTTGAGGAGCAAGATGTGCTGCTGCAACTCCGGCATACTCATAAGTAGACTTAAGCCTCTCTCTTGTTAAATCAGAACTGTTTAACCAGTCACCTGAAGAACTTTGAACACCTGCTTCAATAACATTAATTAGTTCTTCGTCCGATACGGCTTCTTTATAACGATATCCCATTATAATTTACCGCCTGTACCACTATAAACAGGCTTACTGCCTTCCATAGTTTTTTGGCTATAGCCTTTAGATCCTGGTTGAGAAAGTGGAACCTTTCGTTCTACTGGTTTCTTAACCGAAGATACAGGCTGAACCTGATTATATCTTCCTACTTGTGTCATTTACCGCTCCTGGGTTTTTACCACTTAACCTTATTAGCCCAATAAGCTGCACTCATTGGACCTTTATCAATATTTTTCTGATGTCGGGCTTTCCAAGCTTTATTTCTAGGTGTACCGTCAGGACTACCTTTAGCGCCTTTAGCACCAAATCGAATAAGCTTTGGTTTACCATTAGGACCATTTACTGCAACAGCATGAGATTTAGTTTTATGATTAGGTGTTGCTTTTGGTTTATTTAAACCGCTAAAGGTTTCTCCTCCGACTTTAATCATGCTGCTTCTCCTGTCATAGTATCGACACCCATCCACTTAGACCATTCAGCATAATAATGTCTCATGCCTACTTCATCGTGTATAGTTTGATTTTCGTGTCGCCCATGTAATATGTTTCTGTTTTCAGTTCCGGGACGCATAGTTGTTCCTTGACCCGCTACACCAATAAGGTCTTCGTGTAGGTTTCTACCGAATGGACCCCATATGCTATTATGATGATTAATCCTAGTAAGTCGGTCTTCTTTAGAGTCACTTTTAAGACCATATCCTCTAAACTCTATAAGTACTTTATTAGGTCCAAGCGGTGTTACACTATCCGAACGGTAAGCGCTACCTCTTAGATTAAAGTTATAGCCTGGAAATAGATCAACCATATACCATTGGTTTGGTGGTAGGTTGGGAAACGATAGTTCACCTCTGTCTTCAAAGCCATCATACTCCTCGTAGTTAACTGTAAAGCTACTAACGTTAACATGTCCGTTATCAAACGGTATGTTTTTTCGAGCAAAGTATTCATCATTAAAACCTGACACTCTATTAAAGTAGTGCATGAAGTCGTGATAGAACTCACTATTGGTATCATGCCATAGCTTGTAGTTAGTGTCTATTACTGCTTTGTGATAGTGAAATACTTCTAATTCTTCAGTATCAATAGCGTCTGCAATGCAGTCAAAAGCACCACAAGTCCATTTTTCAACACTCTGGGTAGGGTTAGGATTTAAAGTAATC